TCAGCATAGCCGGCATCGTACTGAGCCTTCATATCCGCCTGGATATCGCCCTCGAGCTCATCGAGCTTCGCGACTTCAGCCTGAGCGCCGGCAGCGGTCTCGGCCGAGGCTTCAGCTTTCGACATGGCCTTGTCTTTGAGATCTTTCAAAATGTCATTGGTCGCCTGGACCTTGAACTTCTTCGGCATTTCTTCTCCTAGGGTTTGGTTTGGATCGATGAATCATCGACCTGTCGACTAGGCTTAAGAATCTGCGAAGCACGGCTTTATGTCAATAAACCTAGACTTATAGGCGTTACCTATGAGATGCGCCGCTGCAACTATTTGCGTTTGATCTTTAACGCCTGGGCTTTGGCCGCAACCTTACCAGTGACGACGTCCTTCAGAAGCATATCGCAAACGGCGAGCATTATCGCGGAAGTCTGCTTCGCGCACTCCTTCGATACGTTTGAAAATCGGGTAGATTTATCGAGATCGTCTTTTGCCTTTGCGGCCGCTGAATCGTCCTTCGCTTTCTTCTCGGCCTTTAAAAATGCGTCAAGTTTATCCTGGTTAAGTTTAGCGACGGTTCGGAGTTGATCGTGCGAGTCGGGCACGGGCTCAACTACAATATCTAAAGCCTCGATCGGATACGGGCGCCCGGATTCATCGAGCGGCGCGGTCGTGATCGCGCCCTTTGGAGCAAATCCAACGGCCTGAACGATCACGTTCTTCGAAGCGTTTGATTCATCCGGAACGACGAACCAATCCGCATGAGCAAAGCTAGATAGAATTAAAAATAGAGCAATCATTGTAACCTCTCAGCATTTGGATAGACGGTTATGCGAGCAGAGCCAGCGGTTGTCATCGACGCATAGGTGTCGAGATAAACAACGCAGGTCGCGGCGGAACATCGCACGATCATGTCCTGAGCATTGATGTAGCAATCGGTGAACGACGCCGATGTATTGTTCCACCCGGTCAGAACTTGAGCACTCGTACCAGTGGAGCTCACAATTGTAAGGCCTGTGACGGCGGAGAGAGCCGTCGGCGCTGAACTGCTATCTGCTCCGTTCGCTCCATACCAGCCCGTAAAGCAACCAGTGTATGCGGGCGTTCCGCTCGGCTCAAAAATAGCCTTCCCGAACAACCTCCAGGTCCCAGTCGTCAGCGTCAGAGAATTGCCGGTGTGAGAATGATAATGATTCGTCGCGCTCGGCGTCTTCTGCGAACTCGTCGCACTCTTCAATTCATAGGCGCCGTAGGTACTAAAAACGGAGAAGTCTGGCGATTCAGTGATAGAGATTGTACCGCCAGAAGTTTGTGATTGATCAGAATAGGCTTTAAAGGCGAGGGTGTCACCCTTTACGAGATCCAACACAATTGCACCATTTAATTGTGCAACGCCAGTGTAGGCCGCCATGTTGTTACGACCAAATATTGTATTTGAGCCGCCATTCTGGACGTAATAAATCTCGATCGCGTTTCCGGCAGTCCAAGTCGCCGAGCCAGTTCTTAAGTATTCATCTATTCTATATCGACCAGTCTTAGGCGCCGTAAACGTACTCGAAACTACCACGTTCATTGGATCGGTCGAATCGGTGAGCGTGATCGATGGAGTAGTGTTGTTTACTGTCTGGCTGAAAGTTCCGGTGTACTTGACGGAACTGTACAGCGTGTCGGTGGTACTCAACGACATTGAAGGCTGCCAGTTTGAAATCGGCACGGAGAAGAAGACGTCGATGCTATCTGTATTCCCAAACGTGAACGGGACCGTCGAGCTCACGTTGGTGGGTTGTACGTAAGTACTGCTCGCGTTGTTGACGTAAACAGTCACGGATGTTGAAGAGTTGTACACGACATAGCCCGTGTATTGCGTCACGCCGTTATCGTAAAAGTGCGCGTTGCTATTCCTGATCCTTGGGTTCGATCCAGCGACGGCGGTGCCAATGATTGCCCCGGTGTTCATGGTGTATCCGGACGGCAAGGTAATCTGGAGCGAAGTGTTGTTCGGAGCGCCAGAGAACTGTAGATTCGCCCACACCTCAAGCTCTTCACCAACTCGACGAGTGATACAAGTCGTGGTGGTGTTAGTCGTCAATGATGCTGTACACGTTTCGGACTTCCATTGTGTGATGATCGCACCCGGAACCGGCGTATCGATGCCGACGTGGACTGAATCAACGTGGAAGTCGTAGGCCGAAGCGTTCGTGCTCGCAATGTGAAAGATCAGTCGATAGTCGTCGCTAGTCGAGGTCGTCGGATAAAAGTAACCGGTGAACTTGGTTCCGTTTGTCGATGAAACGAGAGCGCCGTTGAGACCCGAGACGTCGCGCACGTTAAGTAACGTCGCTGCGTCCTTATCATAGACGAAGACCTGAATGTCCGATGACGCGTAGTTCGCCGTCGTGTTGTAATCGAATGAAATGTAAACCGGCTGAAGGTTTTTGTAGTCCTGATAGTCGATCGTGAAGTCGTATGAAACGCCCTCGCCCTGACGGTTCGCTGCACCTTTAACTAGCTCAAGGCTCGCGCTCCCGCGGATAACTTCGCCCGCCGTGGTCGTCCTGTTGATCGTGACGTTCGGGCTTCCACCCGTGCCATCTGCCGGCGTTGCAGCCGCGGCGTCCGCGTAGGTGGACCATCCCGTCGTGGCACTCTCAAAGGTCCCGTTCGAGATGAATTCTCTTTGATTGTTCGTCCCGCCCGCACCGCTTGATCCTACCGCTGATTCTACCCCGCTCGAATTCAGCGAATAGAGATTGCCGTCGGTCTTAAAATACATCTTATAGATTCCAGACGACGGCGTGGCGGGCGTCGAAGCCTGATCGTCCCAGCTCACGACATCGATCGTCGGTGTATTTATAGTTCCTGAATTTATTGTCGGTGAGGTAAGCGTCTTATTTGTTAAGGTATCGGTCGTCGCCTTACCAACTAAGGTGTCCGTTCCATTCGGGATCGTGATCGTGCCCGAAGTGTTTAAGGTCAAGGTTCCCGATCCGCTGATCAAGTTCGCAGCCGTGTTGCCTGTAAGCGTCTTATTCGTCAGGACGTCAGTCGTCGCCTTCCCGACGAGGGTGTCCGTCGCGTTCGGCGCGGTGATCGTGCCGGACGTATTGAATGTGAACGTTCCCGATCCGCTCACAAGGTTCGTCGCCGTGTTGCCGCTTAGCGTTTTGTTGGTCAGCGTCTCGGTTCCGGTCAGACTTGCGAGCTGAAGCCATGAAGTCCCGTTGTAATAGTTCGGATAGCCGGTCGAGGAGTTGAAGATCTGAAGCCCGGTCGTCGGCGACGCTATCGCATCTCTGTTCGCCGTGCTCATTCTCGGCTCAAGGAAGCCGAGTGTTGTGGAAGTGAGGTCGAGAACGGCTTTAGAATCAGGCGTCGAGTTCGATCCGATGCTCGCCGTACCCCTTACGATCAGATCGTCGAACCTTTGATAGTTCGCGCCGAAAGTCTGGGCCGTAAACACGACGCCCGCCATTAAGGCCAAACATCCGATCGCGAACGAAACGCCATGTCGAATTGATTTATTCATGAGATGAGCCTCCCTGTTAAGCCGCCGTGATGTCAAGCGTGGACCATTTTAACCAAGACGAAGCCGCGCTGTACGACCCGCCATTATCGTCGCTCACGTATTGAAGCTGACCGGCGGAGGTCACGGAAAACGTGAGTCCAGCCGGGCTCGCGCCGAGCGCAGACACTGACGAAACCGTAAGAGCCCAGTTCGTTCCATCGTTGACCATCATTATCAAGAAGGTTTCGGCACGCGTCGACCCGCCCGACGCCGATCGATAGGCGGTGGCGAGAATCACGACCGACTTGTACGAGGCCTTATCCCACACGGCGCTCGTTACGTTTGCCGCCGAGGACTGATTGTTGACGATCGTGAACTGTGTCTTTAACCCAAGAATAAAGGCGTCACCGATCGCCGACGCCGGGGTTGTGGAAGGTGGCGTATCGGTTTCGACCCCTACTGCAAACTCATACCTTTGGATCGGCATAACTTCCCCTTAATCGTTTAACGGGTTTAGATCAGTTCTCCAGAAGAACGCACTCGCGTCGTCCTGCGCGGCTTTGTTATCGTTAAGCGTTAACTGCGTTTGGCCGTCCGCCTTCTCAATCTCAACGATCTCCATCGGAGCGGTCAACCCGGTTTCATCTTCATACCCAACGAGAGAATCACGCGACACGGTCGCTTTATCGCCCACGTCGCGCAGCATGGCGAGACGTCGCCCGCGAAGCTTCAGCAGCCCGGTCCGTTCGCCGAACAAAGATCTCAAACGATCTTCGAAGAAGCTGTAAGGAACCCCGCCCGAAGTGTACTCAATGTCGGCCGCAACGAGATGTTCATACACCTCGGCGACTTCCGTCTCATGCAGATAACCGCCTTGATCGCTCGACGTGGCTTGCGATGCGTAGGCCGGGTCCTCGTTCACGGAGAAGGTGAGTCGTGAGGTACCGGCAAGCACGTCGGCCTTCGAACCAACGTACTGAAGACGGATCTGCGCTCTGCTCTCCCAAGCCGGAACCGGATAGACGGCGAGAACGTCGGCGTAGTCGATCTCGTACTCATAAGACGCCTTATCAATGTGTTCCTTCGCGAACGTCTCATCCGTCGTCGAGATCGGAATGTAGGGTCGAACGGTGAACTGACCCTCGTTGTTGAAGTACCCGCGACAGAGAAGAGATTTTAAAATCAGGTCAAGAACCTCGCGGACCGACGGATATTCGCTGAACGAAGCGAAGGGCATCGGGACGAAGATCCCATACTTGACATACGGCTCGATCAACTGGATGTTCGTCCAATCGATCTCGCTCTCCGCAAGCTCTGCCTCATCTTTTAAAAATTGAAGAAGTATCTTTTCGCCGGTCTTAAAAGGGTTAGCTCCTCCGATGTTATTGCCGTCGAAGGTCAATTGATCGCTTCGACCATTCGGAATACACCAGATCGAGTCCTCGTCCGGATTAAACGTTGCAGCACCGACGTTCGCCTCCGCCGTCGAAGTCAACGTGATCCCTTTGATGTTCGTTATGTGCATAGTCTCCGTAAAATCCCGACCGTATTTTAGGCGATAGGGCGTCACTCCACCCTTAATGAGATAAACATCAAAGACTGATTTGCGAAGCGTTCCCGACACATTCGTTGCAGCCGGAGGGTAGCTACTTAAGATTACCTTTGGCGTTGTAGTTGAATAATCAACGTCGGTTACCGTTCCATAATAATCAGTCGGCCCATCCCACCAAACGACCTCATCAATAGCGAATAACCTCGCCTGTAGTGCTGTCGTCGGAGACACAACCCCGTTCACGCTACCTGGATTAATCGTACCCGAGATCGAGATCTCATTGTACGTATTGTCGGGATCGTAAAATAAGCCGAACTTTCTATTGTTACTCGTCGACGGCGCGTCGACGTTGTAGTCCATATTCGCCATCTCAAACCATGCGTCAGCTCTCGTAGTCCAAGGCACAATATCATCCTCGGAGTTGACGTTTATGGTACTAAAGTTCGTCTCATATGGTGAGATCCCTTGCGTGCTTCCGATTGCCTTCATCGCAACCGTATTATTCCATTTTGGATCTAACGCCGTTACGCCAGACATATTCCTACCGTGAATGAGACGATCGAAGTTTATCGATTTATCCGTGACGTCCATCGAGATCTCGTCGTCGCTGACGGATACTCTAAGACCCGTGACACCTGTCAGATGTTTTCGCATGTTCGCGATGTCTCTTATTCCTAACTGATGCCATACCTCCACCGACGTCCGTCTAAAGGATGCGTTACCAAGAAGATAATTGAGTGAGGTGTCGTTTGCGAGAGTCATCGACGTTTGTTCGATTGGAATGAAGCCGAAGCCCTTTGGCGGGATCGTGAGTTTGAACGCGGGGGCGTGCTTGAGGAGCGGTCGCCAAAGTACGAGCGGCGTAGTGTCGTCGTCCGGCGTCTCGTACCAAAGAAGCTCCTGCTCTGCGAAGAACAGGTAGATGAAGAGAGTTATGAATTCTGTCGCCGGCGCGCCGGAGAATTTGATGTAGATCCGTTGCGCGGTCCGATCGTAGTAAAATTCTCCAGCCACTAGAGCGGCCACCGAAGCGCCTTCGGTGTACGCAGTTCCGTCGACCTTCACGTTGAACACGGGACCGTGAGTGATTGAGTAGTAGTACGTCGTCCCGCTCGATAAAACTAAATCAGCAATCGGCGCACGAAGGCGACAGGAGAGCCTTACGAACTTCGTGTCGATCATGCTGTCGAATGCTAAGTTATCTTCATACGCCATCGTAGATCGCCCCGATCAATGCAAGGTAGAAGGGGTTATTTCCGACGTTCGCAAGCTCCGCAGATTCCCCGTTCGACGTATTCTTATCCGGGTACCCTTTGACCCACGCCAGGTGCGCCGCGGACGTCAAAGCCGAACCGTTGACCCAAGGAACAAAATGATAAGTGACGCCTGCGCGAAGCTTAACGGGATTCGTGAAATCGAAGTAAAGTTCCTTGGCCGCATAGTCGTAGGTCGTTATATCGGCCGCCGTCCACGTCTTCGTCGACGTATAGAGAAGATCCGACGGCGCGCCCGCTCCATTGTCGTTGTAAATCCTCGCGCCAAGCGAGGTGAAGGACGGATTGTTAAAATAGATGAACCACGACCTGATCGCCTTTAGCTTTAGGTTTCGAAGAACGTTAAAGGGTTGATAAATGGCGGGGGAACCGGAGAAGTATGAGTCGGTGAGGCGTTCTCCGTAAAGAACCCAGCTCATACCGACTCCTTGATCCTCCAGCTGCTCTCCCATTGTTGGGGGCGGGCTAGGCTGAAGTCCGGCATCTCGACGAGATAGCATTGAGCGACGGTGCGCTGGAACGCACTTGAGAACGCTTCATCAAGATCAAGGCAGACCCAGAACGGATATACGATCCCGTAAAGTTCCGCGACATCCTCAAGCTCCTCCTTCTCCGTCACCGATAGAAACTTCCAATCGAGGTCCCATTGCCTGACCTTCTGTTTCTCCGATCCGAACGTCGTTCCCCATTCGGATTGAGCGACGTTAGAGAAGTCAATGTGAGCTTCGCGAAGCGGGAACTGAGCGCAGCCTTCCGTCGGTTCTACGGCTTCACCGAGAAACGCGCTCGCGATCTCAACGTACCCGTCCGGGTTATCTTTATCGACGATCGAAAGGCGCCAATAGCGGAGGGTGTCGAGTTCAGTTGTTCCCGTCGCCTTCACCTTCGCGATCGCATCCTCGTTCCATTCGAGAGTTGCTTCATACGTCGGAGCGGTCCAGACGTCCGTCTCATTGCCTTGCAGCTTCACGGTGGCGGTAGATTGGATGTTGAGCCCGTTGAGCTTCGTTCCAATGATCGCGAACGCCTGGATCTGCGTCGCCGTCCCGAGATCCCACCGAATAAATTCTTCCGTATGAATTCGCACGTTATCCGCCGTGTAGGTCAGCGCACCAGTTCGATCGGCAGAAGTGGAGAAGCCGAGAAGGTCTGCGGCAGTGAACGAAGCGTTCGTACACATAAGGCGGAAGATCGCTCCCCCTCCGGCGTCCGACGTGATCACGATCTTATTCGACGTCGTATTGCGGCTCACTGTGTAGACGGCTGAACCGGAGGCGCCATCGAGAGCCGTTTTAACGGCGGCCAAGAAGGTAGCGTCCGAGGTATAGGTGCCGGTCGCGATGTTCACCGTTTGATTGACCCCTGCCGTCTCCTGAAGAACGATCCCTCGGTTCGATGTCGTGACGACGTAGTATCCGCCCGATCTCCATGTCTTCGTTCTTCGTACTCGATCATAGATGTTGGTGGCCGGCGCGACTGCAAGCTCGCTCGACACCGATTGATTATATAAAAGATCCGACGAGATAAAGTTGCGATGAAGAACTAGAACCTTACTCATGCGAGTTGAAATCCTAACTTCTGAAGGTCGACAATCGCCGACGCTAGTTGTTTATTCCCGATCTGAAGGACGATCGGTTGCAACGTCCCCCCTGCTTTGCTTTGAACAGGTGGCGCTATCTGAGGAACAAACGATCCCGAATCGATAAGGCTCGTTCCAATCTCTCCGCCCGTCTTAAGCCCTATCGCTCGACCGATACTCTTCACCGCGCCGCCAACCGTCTTCCCGATCCCGCTGATGAAGCCGCCGATTCCACCCTTACCACCGCCGCCGAATATCCCGCCGACCGACTTACCGATACCCTTGATGAGCTCCTGAATAAAACGTCCGGCACCCTTTAAGATCTCGCTAACAAACCTCGAAGCGCCCTTCAAGATCGAAGCGCCAAAGCCAAGGAAGATCTTCCCAAGCCCACCGAGCGCTTTTATTATTGCGCGCGCAACGATGAAAGGAAGAAATATAAAGGACTTAGCGAGTGCCGCAAAGAGCCTTGGAAGGTTGGCGATAAGTCGCTCAATGATCTCCGGAGCCCGCTCGATCAGCTTCTCAATAATATCTGGGAGCTTATCAACAATCACGATGACCGCCTCTTGAAGAGCCGCCACAAGATTCACGACGAGATCAGGGATCGCGTCGGCAAACTCCGAAATCATCTTCTTTGCGTTCTCCGGCCCCTTCGAGAGTTCAGCCGCGAGATCCCCGAGAGGTCTTCCGGCTGGACCAAGGTATGCTTCTGCCGCCGCCGAAACGCCGGCCGCAAGAAGCGATCGAGCGCCCTCGGCGCCGGTCAGAGCTGACTTACCAATCCCAGCCGCGCCAGCCACCGCGCGCTCACCAGACGAAAGCTTGTTAGTATCAGGAGAGTTCGAAAACGCCTTGATCGGGTTCTGATAAACGGTCTGGATCTGCGAAGCGATCTCCTCATACTGCTTCTTCCGAAGCTCCCCTGCCTCACGCACGTACTTAAGCTCAAGCTTCCCGAGAAGTTCTTCGGCGCGCCGACGATCGCCATAACCCGAATTGAGCTGTCGCTCGATAATCTTCTTATTCGCAAGGTACTGATTCGTAAGGGTGTCGAGTTCCGTTCGTCCAACGTCTTCGAGTTGTTTCGACAACGCCTCGAACTTCTGAATCGCCTCGTTCGCGAACCTATCTACCTTGATCGTCGACTCATCAAAATTATAGCCCGTCGTCTTCGCTGATTTACCTAAAGCATCGACCCCTTTGGATGCACCCTTCGCGCTATCGCCAAGCTTCTTGGCCGCTTCCGTCCCGCCCGTGAAGCTTCGAACGATGGCGTTCGTCGTCGTGTTGAGAGCGTCGAATACACGCGAAAGAACGCCGAGGTTCGGCGCGGTGAGGACCTTGAAGAACCTACCGATCGCTCCCCCGCCGTTCTCAACGGTTTCCGTCAATCTGACGATCGTGTCCGTAAGCTTCGCCATGTTGTCGAGAAGTTCGGGGTTGCGGATAATTATGAGCCCGATGGCTTCTTCAAGATTTCCGATAGATTTAGCGAGATTCGCGGACCGGCCTGCGAATGAATTCAATCCAGATTCGGCGGCCCCTTTGTATTGCTTCCCAAGAATCTCGATCGCGGCGCCGTTTCGAAGCTGGGCCGCGGTTAAACCTTGAAGAATCGGGAACTGTTGAGCGAACCGGCCCGCGGTTCCGTCGAGCGTCTGACCGAGTTGTCGCACGGTGGAGGTGAGATCGTCGCCCGTCACCTCTGCAAGGTCCACGGCAGTCCTGATGAGCTTAACGGCTTCCTTATTCGTGACGCCGTACTGTTTCGCCACCGCGACTTGAGAGAGAATGAGATCGTCGTCGTATCTCGACGTCCGCTCTATCTCCTTTGCGAACTCCTTGAATAGCCTTACGTTCTTATCGGTATTCGATCCAGTTGCGGCGAGCTGGAGGCCAAGACGTCGTGACGCCTCCTCCGCTTCCGTCGCCTTCTCCGTCACCGCCTTGAGACCTTCGATCACCCGATCGACGGTGAACTTTGCGACGAACGCCTTTGCAGCCGTTTCGAGAAACCCGAACCCCTTCGACGTCTCCTTCGTCCGCTTATCGACGCGATCTACGAAGTCCTCAAGGTTCTTGAGGGCTTTATCGAACCTGGCTTCAAAATCTATCGGTGCGCTTATCTGATCGGGCATTCTCCCCTAACCCCTCTCCCGCATCTTCTTCTCCATCTCGGCGCGCTCAAGTTCGCCCATAACCGACTCTACCATGCAGATCATGTCGAAGGTATATAGGTCCATCGTTCCAATCGGATCGGAGAACCCCAACCTCTTCTTCTCCTTCACCTCCTGCCATAAGGCTAGGAAGGCCACTATGTCGCTTATCGGCCCCCGATCCGACTTCCACTGCCCATGCAGTATCGTTAGCCGGGCGAGCGCCCTTTCGCGTTTCCCGCGAAGTTACTCATCAGCTTCCGCATGAGAGCTTCGACGAGCGGGGCGGCATCGGGATGCGAGAACAACTCGTCTTTCGTCTTGAGCGTTTCACCTTCCGCCGACTTAAGATCGCAGGAAGCCACCATGTCGAACAGCTTCTTCGCGACCTTCTCCTGGATCTCAATCATCGCCGACGCACGCTTCATCTTCTGTTCGATCGATTCTTTCTCGTCGCCCGATGGCTTTTCAAGGAACTCCTCGGCGAGCGCCAAGCCGTTCACATTTTCGAGCAGCATCTTCGAGCGCTCATGATAGAGCGGCATGTCGATGGTGACGGTGCCCGCGAACAGGCACTCCTCACCTTCGTCGAGAATGCGTTCGGTCTTCATAACGATCTGCATTGTAACCCCCAAAGTTATAGGAAATTACAATAGACCTCGCCGTTACCGCTGCTGTCAACGAAGCCGGTCAGCTCCATCTCGACACCGATAACTGAGTTGAGATCGGTCGTGTTGAATTTGCTTACTGAACAGGTGGGGATGTAGATGTTGCCGCACGTTCCGGCCACCCAGTTACCTCCGGACTTCGTTCCGAAGTTGTATGCGAATCTTGTGTCGGAATTCGCACGGTAGCGCTTGAACTTATCGACGTCGTGCTTATCAAGAAGCGCACGGATCGTGACCTTGACCTCACGACGTGTCACCTTCTTCTGATCTACACCAGACTCGGCGCAGATACAACCGACATTCGTCAGCTCGTTCGTCACGGCGATGGTCATCTCATCGACGCAGAAACAGGCATAGTCGGTCGAATCCCCGATCATCACCTCGTGGTTCTTGGCCGCAAGTGGGTCCGAGCTATCTAGGCTCGGAGTGTACGGAGACGCGTAGGATTGAGCCATCGCCGACGTGTAGGTCGTCGCGCCGGTAGAATCAGCCCCCGTCGAGAAACCTATCGTCGAAGCGATCGAGTTCGCCGTATTGGTTCCCGTATTCCAAAGGAGGTTTAGAGTACCGCCCGTCGTCGTGATTCTGAACTTACCTTCGCTTCCCGAGGTGTTGTTCAAATAGGTCACAGTGAACGTGCCGGACGCGCCCGCTGAGTTCATAGCGTCTTGAATTGCCTGGGCCAATTCATGCGGATCGCGATAGAGCTTCTCGGTCAGCGTGGCCAAGAAGTCAGATCCACCTTCGTCAAAATCGAGGTACTTATTTGTCGAGCTGATCCGGATCGGGTTGAAGAAATACTTCGTCCCTTCGAACGAGAACGAGGCGTTCATAAGATCGCCAGACTTCACTTGAAGGTTCATCTCCTTCACGACCGCGCCGGCGATAGCGTCGTGCGCCTGACCGTTTCCGAGGTAACGGTGCACGGTCAAAGTGGGGTGGCCGGTGTTCGCCGGCGTGTAGTTCACGCACTTGCCCACGCCGATACCGGAGGCTGGGGCGTTGGCGAGCGAAAATCCGGGCGTCAGATCATTGGATGAAACTGAATGGATCGGGCGGATCGAGTATCCGTTCGTCCCGTCCTTGATCAGGACCGCGAAACCGCGCGCGAAATCTGATCCGCCGGCGCCGAGTTTGATCAACGACGTCGTCGAAGAAGACGTCGTCGTCCGCTGGGTGCCGTTCACTGTCTCCGCGCCGAATAGCGACTTGAGTAGCAGGTTGAATTCAGGCGCCTGCCCCTCCGTACCCGAATGCTTCATGTAGTGCGAAATGTTCCCGGCCGGTTGCTCTAGACCCTGAATCGGCTTCGACGCTCCGATACTCGCCCTGATCTCCGCGTTCTCAAGAACTTCGAAGTTCGGGGTAAGCTCAAAGTCAGGCTGTACGGCGACGTAGTCGGTGGCAGCCGAGGGGTCGAGCGGGGTTCCCGCTGTCGATTCTGCCACGATCGCGCCGACGTTCGATTTACTTGATCCATAGGTACTCATGAGAACTCCTCCTGCTTAAAGATCTTGAACCAGTTTTACGACAACTTCCATCTCGATATATAGAAACGCCTGTTCACGCCTTAACAACTGGACACCCGAATCAGACTTATATCCAGAATAGATGAGCCCGGTATTCAAGGTCGCGTTCTGCTCGAAGTCTATCACGAGCGCGTTCACGTCCTCGACGAGCTGCTTCTCAACCGACGCTATCCCTGCCGCATCGTGATCAGTGTTCAATGATTCGCGGCAGATCACAACTGTAAAAGTCCGATCGACGATGTAGTTGCAGGAGACGGCTTGGACATTCACCGCCGGCCCGATCTTGATCCCATAGCCTTTGCGGAGCACGCCGTCGCTGTTGGCTTCCAGATCGTATGGATTCGGGATCTTTAAGAACGTCGCGCCTAGGGTCGTCTCGATCGTCGTCTTAAGCGCGTCGTAGGCCGTCGTAACCGCCGTGCTCATCGCCTGACCAATCCGACGGCGACCCCAGCCTGTTCGTCTTCGTCAATGTGTCCGTCCTCATCCTTATCAACGCCGATCGATAAAACGGAATCGAGTTCGGCTTCGAAACGAGCCGCTGCATCAACCTTCCTCGTTTCGTATTCAGTCCCGAAGGCCGAGTAGATGATCTCGGCGACCTTATGGCACGCGGCCACGGTGAAGGCTTCCCAGTAAAATATCTGACCCTTCGTCCATAGCTCACGCCGTGAACGCAGCGCCTTGAAGACCTCCTCGGCTGCGATAATGTGCTGTTCCTTCCACGACGTCTTACCCGACTGGAAGCTCGACATCGCAGCCGATCGATTTAGGTCCGGGTAGAAACCGCCGAGATCTTCGTCGGCGGAGAACTTATGCCCGACGTACTGAAGCTCAGTTGTTAGCTTCAGGTCGGCGTCCCAGGAGAATCGAACCCAATACATGTTATAAATCTTCAACGTCTCAAGACCGGACCCTGTCATGTCTTCCGTGCTTCGTTCCTTCACCCAACTCTTATTTTTATTCGTGACCCAGGAGATGATTCCAGATTGAGCGAGGGACGGACCCGTGATCGACGACTTCGTTTGATCTTGAACGTCGACGGCCGCCACCCATGCATTGCCGTCCCAGATCTCCACCGTGACGTCCACGTTCTCATCATTCACGACGACGAGATCAAAGTATCGGTGATTGAACGGGACGTCCGAACCTACATAGAGGTAGTCGGTTGCAGCGACGTAGTTCAGAACCTCGGTCTTTGAGAAGAAGTTATTCAACGAATTGCTGAGATCCTTCAGCGTCGCACCGGATTCGTGAATCACTCGATTCGAGGAGAGCATCAAAGCTCCTTATTTAAATAACGGCGCTTTAGGCCATGCAATCAAAGGCTTCTTGGCCTTCACGGGCTGCGCCTTCTTTGCCTTCCGACGCTCAAGCTCCGCTTTGATAGCCACATAATAGGCGCTGGCCTTCTTATCGCCCTTCGCATGTTTCTTTGCCGCAGCCGCGAGTTGAAGCTCAAGCATCTCGCTTGAATACCTCACGAATTCAAACTTCCCGATCGGCTCGCTGGAGAGAATCTTTGTTTCTTTGTTCATCGTGCAGGTTCCTTATGTAAAGTGCCCCGATCGGTGGCAGGCCGGATCGGGGCGAGAATGTGAGGGTCAGATCAAATTAGGGAGCGTAACGGAAGCCCGTGACGATCACGCGGTACTTACCGGCGGTGCAAGCAGTAGTGATGTCCTGCTTGATCTCCTTACCGGCCGCCGCATAGTACTTCGATCGCGGCACGACGTAAATGTCAGCGGCATCGGTAGCGCCTGCGGTCTGAACCCGAAGGTACGCGCCGGCGACTTTCGCATTCATGTTGTAAAGTCCCGGGGTACCGAGAGCAGCAGCGAGTTCGTTCGTTCCGTCCACGAATCCATCCGGATCGTCGTCGTCGCCGATGTCGAGATCGGTGGAGCCGGTGACGGCGGTGTCGATCATCACATAGACGTTCGTGATCATGGCGCCGGCGGGGATGTCCCAAAGATCGGCGTCCGCGGCGCAGCTTTTAGCCGCATCGTAGGACGTGCCGCTGTTCGAAGCCGAACCGCCGTACTTCACGTAGATCGTCTTCACGAACGGTTCGTTCACTCCGCCGCCGGAACCGGCGAACGAAGAATGGGGGGCGAACGTTAAAATCATTGCGACCATCAGGCCGCAGAGTAAGGTCAAAAATTTCATATGTGTTCCTCCGCAAGGGGTTTCAGAATTGAGTTCAGGGTAAACAATGGCCCCGGCGAACCAGGGCCGTCAATGCGTTCTCGAATAACTTAGCTGATGGACACGACGCGCACGTTCGATACTTGTTTCGTACCGAAGAGCACATCCATATTCACCCGCTTCGCGCGCTTACCGGAGGCGCCGAGGCTGATGACTTCCACTTCCGGCATTTGTTGCACGGCCATCTGTTGGAAGATGGGGTGGAAGGCATGAACCACGTTGCCCATGCGGCTGGACCATTTTGGGATAAAGCCGCAGACCGGGGTTTGGATCTGACCAGAGGTCAGGGGCGAACCGGCCGGGATATAGTCGCGCGAGATGAATCCGGTGATGTTGAACAAATCGTTGATCTGAGCCGCACCCATGATCATCTGACGGCCAGCTTCTTCAACGTCGGCGGTATCTAACAACTCTTTCGCGCCGAGAATGTCGGCGAGAGCGAGCGTCGTACCTGACGCGAAGGCGACCTGGTGGTCAGGAGCCGAGGCGCTCGGAACAACTTCGGCCACGATCACGTCGAACATCTTCTTCATGATCGCGTGAAGGGCGAGGTCGCGCAGTTCGTTGGCGGCATCAATGGACTGGGCCATGCCTTTCTTGGTGATGATGAAGTCCTTCGCGATCTGCTTGTTCACAACGAGCGAAGTCGTAGTGATCGTCACAGAGTCAGCGTCGACGGCTTCGTCCTCACCAATCTCCTGGGCGTTGTCGAATTGCGGTACGTTCGGGATGCGAACGGTATCGCCGAGCGCCTGAATCTCGCCCTCGTAGTCGCGAGCGATGGAGTCGATGTACGGGAACCGCTCTCTAAGAGTCGGGTAGAACTTTGCCGACCATAACTCAGGAACGATTGCGTCCAGCTCCGTGCTGGCCCTCATAAATTTGTCCATTTAATTTGCCTCCCTATTGGCGGGTTTGTTTTGCGACCTTTTGATCAACATACTTCTTGTGGAGGCTATAGTAGGCATCTCTGAGAGCCCTATCGCCCGGTTTCGCGCGACTCGCGTTTTCTGCCGCAAGTACGTCTTCAACCGAGACCTCACCATCTCCTCCGGAACTACCAGATCCAGCGCCTCCGCCTCCATTCACATTCGACATTTTTTTAGGTTCGAATGCGAACGAATACTTCGACTTAAGATCCGTGACAGCCTCCTCTACGCCGTGAACCAGGATTCGTCCTTTCGAGGTTGTCTCGATCGGAAGCTTCTCGAGGTCCGCGAAGTCGATCACGTTTTCGTTACCCTGCTTGAGCCCTGCGGCTTTTAACCCGGCCTCGAGAGCAGCAAAACGTTGCGTGTTGACCACGTCCTTCTTGAAAGTATCAAGCCGCGTTTGCAGCTCGGCCTTCTCCTGTTTCGTCTGTTCGTAGAGTTGCTTGAAGTCGCCCTTGTCCTCTGATCCCTTCGTCTTCAGGCTCGCCAACTCTCCCTTGAGCTTTTCAAGTTCGGCGTTGGTCGCCTTAAGAGTATTTGCTGTCTCGTGAAATTTATCGAGCACAGCTTTATGGGTATCTAGCGGAACCGATTTAGCGGACTTGTCTCCGCCTTCGCCACCCTTATCTCCTCCGCCGCCGGTACCACCGCCGCCGTTTTCGCCGGAGCCGCCAGCACCGCTGCCGTCTCCTTCAGGTGATCTGAGCACCACGGGCACGGCCCATGGCATTGACTTCTTATTCATATACTCTCCTCGGTTGAACTGTTTCGTCAACAGTGTTTAGGTCGAGGTTATTAGACACTATTCGAACGTCAAACACTTTAAGACTTGATCGCTCTACCAATGGCCTGCTTTATGCGTCGAGCCAGCGACACGATAAGGCGGTTGTAGATCGTTCGATTCAGACGTTCGTTGCGAACTGGAATGATCGGGCGCTCTGGCTGAGTGTTCGCCCCCTCGCGATGTCCGAGCTCTTTGTTCGTTGATAACTTTGTGTAGAACCCGAACTCGAGCCCACGCTTTAATGGCTTCGCGCGGAGATCATTTAGAAAACGACCAGAGAGGAATAGGTTCACCGGGCGCTCGCGTTTCGATGGGAACTTATTCTTAACAGAGTACGGATAGCCTTGTTTCTTCGTCGCCTTAGCAAGCTTGCGGCGCCTAGCTCTCGACGCTTTCGTTCCGCCTTTACCGCCCCTTAGAATCCGATTGGCTTTCGTTACGGCCTTATATCCCTCGAAGCGTCCGCGACCAAGGATCGGACTGATGCCCTTCGACACCTGATCTTTGATCGCTTCGATCAGTTCATCGCCAATCTCCCGCTTATCGCTCGACGTCAACCCCTCTTCTATCGTCTTGATCCCGATTCGCTTTATCTCGCGATCGATGGCCTTCTTGAGCTTACTTACGTTGATCTTAGACGAATAAGAAGCCATCAGCCCTCCTCGTCGGCGAACTCCTCGGCGATTCGCCGGATTCCTGAAATGATGTCACGCTTTAACGTCTGACCAGGCTTTGGAATGAACTCTCGCAAAGGAAGCTCAGAGTCGCCCGAAAAGTTGTTGTGTCCGTCAGCCTTCTCCGCTTCTGCCCCTTCGATCTGAAGAGATATCCGATCACCACGCTTCGGGATAACTTCGAGCGCATTAAGCATGTCGCCGGTGAGCTCCATATTCGCATACCCGACGCCCGACATCTCGAGCTTCTTCTCACGATATTCCTTCGAGAGGGTTCTCTTCCACTGCCCGCCCGCGACCGGCGAGCGCCCCTCGGCACAAGCGGATAGAACTTCGGTCTTAACGAAATCCGCGATCTCTTCCATCGCCTCTCGTTTTTTTACGGGGTTCTTGGGGGCCTCGACTCCGGATAGCTCGAATGGATCAAACTCGTAGGCTAGCTTCATATTTATCCAACTCGGCTGACATCGGGCGATCGAGCGGAAGTCCGAAAATATTCATATAGCGAAACAGGGTAGAGTATGCGATGTCGAGCTCCGCTACGACTTTCGTCTTTCTCCATTTGTGGCGAATCAGTGAAGCCAATATATGGCGACGTTTACATTCATCGAGAGTCATAACGGCCAACCTTTACCGAAGAGCCATTCGCCGGCTCGGTTGAACAGATAGTAAGCAGTCAACTGTACGACTGTCACGATCGAGAACGCGATGATCATATAGAATAAAAAATCAGTAGTCCTCATTGCCTGCTCCATTATCTCCTCCTTGATTCTGTTGATTGCCCTGACCTGCTTGGCCATTGGTTCCGAGTTCGCGCGCCATCCTCTGCTGCGCTAACATCCTCTCGGCTGTGATCTTCTTCAACTTCTCCATGGCCTCCTCTTCGGTAAGCCCTGGGTTCTCTTCCATTATGAGCTCAACCTGGCGGACGATCCCTAGGTCCTTCTTAAGTTTCATGTTCTCGAGACGTTCCTTCTCGGTTACGAACTGAGAAGCCGGGTTGAACTTTACCTTAACGTTGAGCTTCTCGGCGGCCGGTAAAGCTCCTACGACCGCGAACGAATCGCAAAGCCCGTTACGTTCGGCGTAGTAGTTGTACCATTGAGCGATCAATCTCCACTCTCGACGTTCGGCCACCGTGAAATCGTGCTGACTATCGGTAACGTCTTCCGTGCTTTCGGCCTGCTCGAATAGCATCGCAATACCGCTCGGGAATGATGAGGCGTCGAGCTTTGATGCCATAGACGAAGGCGCCATATTGTTGGTCGATAGCAGAAGTGCCGCATATTGCTCAATTGCCCTCATCCACGCGTCGACCGGCGGGTTCGACGATACCACCGTGACCTTCGCTTCCTTCTCGTTCGGCTTGGTCGTGAGAACGAGCGCATGATGTGGCCCGGTCTCCATTTGCTTCGGCACGCACCCTTTTGGTCCGGTGATAACGAGCTGGCCCCAGCCCTGCATAAATAGAATCGAGTTCATATCGGTGATCTGGGTGTTGATAAGAATAGCGCCGTCGACCAAGTCTTCCCCGCCACCGGCCCAAAACCCTTCGTCTCGTTCTTTCGCGAGCCCAATACCAGGGATCTCGCCGATCGGGTTTAGATTGTCCTCGGGAGATAGAGACGAGATGATCTGACCGTTCTTATCGCATGTGAAGTGATACTTATCGGTCCAGAAGATAAACGCTTCCGCCGTCTGTTGTTGAGTTACGGCCGCGCCTTCCGCGATCCCTGAATCACCATCCGACACGCTTGTCGCATCCATGCCTTGAACCTGGTTACTTCCCCCGCGAATCACCGACGATTGCTTCGGATCAAAGTAGTCGGACAAGATCACGGCCAACGGACAGTTACGATCGCGCGGATTCTCGACCACGTCGTATTGCCAGGGGCTCAACACGTCCATCTTGATTCCATATTTAGGAAGACCAGCATCGTCGTAGTCAATCTGCTCCGGAAGGAACATCACAAGCGCGTTGCGCTGAAGGTGAAGATATCGGTCGATCTTCTTCTGTTTCACATTGAAGTCCAGCAACTCGGCGAGAAGAGAGATCTGGCCATTCAAAAACTCAGATCCAGCGTCACGGCTAACGCCGTGCTTATAGGCCTTCGCCTTCTTGTTCACGATCTTCTTCGCAACGGAGATATTCGATGCTCGGTTTTGCATTAACGTTAGCGTCGAATCCTTAAGCCCTTCGTTCTCGAGCTTCTTCATCACGTACTTCATGGTCTGGTCCTTGAAGACTTCATGGCGGCGCTTGGCCTCGTTCTTCCGCGCCTGATTCGACGACGAGAGAATGCCCGTGATGATCTGTTTACGCACCTTTGGATCGAGCAGCTGATCTTCGTTAAAAATCTTCAATGATCACTCCCCTGTTTATTGTCTCCGGCGATCGCTTCCGCCGTCGTTCGATTCATCTCGTGATTGATGATTGCCGTCACCATGGCCTTCCGGTTGAAGGACATCGGAGTACTCATCATAAGCATCCGGCCGTCTTTAGTCACGGCGACGCACATAACGTCCTCGACCTTTGGCGACATCTTCATCAAATGATCGGCCAACTGGGCCGGGGTTTTTAACTTTATCTGATTCTCATTGATTCCCAAGCGCGTTCCCCCACTTCGATCGGCCATTCATATTGAATCATATTCTTAAACCCGTCGAGCCAATGCGTGCGCCGCGGGTTCTTCTTCTTCTCGAGCTCGTTCGTTCCAGGCTTCAAAATACATTGCTCGAAATCCTTGATTGTCTCCTTACAGGCCTTTCGGTCGAGTACCACGAGATTCTTCTGTAGGAATGAGTTCGACGCATTGAGGCACTCGCGAACGCTTATCTTGGTATTGTATCGGATATCCGAAAACCCCTCCGACTCCATGATCTCGATGTCGGATATGTTGTCAAGCGCCGAGGTCTTCCGGGCTTTACCGGCCGGATCGGGGAAGATAACGATCTCCTGCGCTCCGCCCACTTTCTCTTTTATCGCGCGACAGAGCGCCCAGGTATCAGCCCCGTCGATCGATATCTCATCGAATCCGCGCAACTTATGATGCCCGATCTTTTGATCTCGATACTTCGCCCGAAGTCTGGCGAGATCTCTCGGATCGTCCGGCATACGATTGTAGAGAGTTGCGGCCATTGGCGCGACGTTGAAGTCGACCGATACCCATACGGGTTGGCTAGGGAGAAAGCGCACGTTATCGGCTACATGGCGTTGGCGGGCGAACTTGTAAAGGGCCGAGCCCGCGGTCTTGTTGACGAACTTACCCTCAACGTAAAGCTGAGCCATGATCGAATCGTATGAGGATAGCAATAGGTTGGCGTACGTCGATGCGATATGAGTGTTCAGACGCATATCGCCGAAGAAGACATCGGCGTCCGAGCGGGCTTCGGCGACGAACATATCATAGGCCCAGTTAAAACCTTCCGGAGTTCCCGACATCGCAATCTGAGCAAGCTTTGCGTGTGCGAGACGAACCCGCGCAAGGAACGCTTTAAACGCGTTCTCCGAGCACAGAGTCACCTCGTTCACCCCGCCGTAGGCCAAGTTAGGACCTCGAATCGAATCTCCATCATCTTCTGAGTGGAAGATGTAAAGCTCTATCGAAAGAGCGGGGATCCGAATACATGCGTCCGACGAGTGATACTTGAACCAAATGCCAGATGGGCTGAGAATTTCGCGAAACGTAGGCAGGACGTCCCGCTTGAACATCTTGATCGTGGGAACCAAGATCCCGCCCGGGAGCCCGCGATTGATCGCCCCCAATCGAAGAAGCTTCATGACCAGTGCATAGGTCTTGCCGGCCCCGTACCCGGCGAATAGGCAATCATAGAACTTCGTCGATTCATCGAAGTCGATCTGATACGGCAATCGCTCGTAGTTGATCTGATGAGCGGCCATCTAGGTATTGCCCCCAACCTTCTTCGGCTGCTGATCGATATAGTTGAAGTTGACCGCGGTATCGAGACCGCCGCGCCCCTCGTCCTGTCCCATTCCCTTATTGGTCCCATCGTCTTGAAATCCTGCCTCTTTACCGTGCACCTTCATAAGGTAGATAGCTGCCGCCGGATTGCCGCGCGTAACGAGGGCCCCTTCCGGAGGTTTTGGGACAATACCCATCGCCACGTTGCGAACGACTTGTTCATAGAAATTGATGAGATGAGCGCGGCCCCTTTCTTTAGCGTCCTTAAAGTCAGGCTGGCTATCAACCCAAGCGTAGAGGGTAGTTCTACCGACTCCAACGACAGCGCCGAATGATTCAAAGCTTAAGCCTTGCTTGTTGTGTTCGATAAGAAGGTCACAGTATTCGGGTAGATAGACGGTCGGACGCCCCATCTTAACGACATCAACTTTAGGCGTCTTGAGCTCAGGCTTTGAGGATGAGGCCTTTCGTTTCGACCTCCTGGGTTGGCTTCCCATGGTGCTCCTTAAGCTTTGTTTCGCCGTCAATGATAAGGCCGTCTTTCTTCATCTCTTCGATGGCCTCCTCTACGTATAGGTCTCTCTCCCCCTCTTTACGCAGTCTAAGCTTCTCGCTTTCTGATAAAAGTGACTGTTCTAGGTGATTTAGCGCGGCCTCCGAGAACATACGAGCAACGCTTTTGATCACATCTTTATAGGCATCTGCATCGAAGGTGATTGAGTAGGTGCGTTTCTCGCAGGTTTCAACCTGTTCACATAGGTTATCGAGGCATAGGTTTCGGCGTGGATGTGTCTTTAGGAACTTCGCTATATCGGGCTTGGTTTTGAATATACGGTCAAGCTCCGCGTCGAACAGTTTCTCGATCTCTGAGCGCATCGCCAGGACCTCCGAATGATTGTTTTAGGTTACACAGGTCGGGTTCATTTTAAAAGGGTGGCCAAGGCGAAGGGCCGGAGAGGAGAAATAGCAAGCCCCCTTCCCCGCTTACGGTCGGGTTTCACCCTAACGCCTGGGCCATATAAAACTATTCGTTATCGTCAAATTGCTGATCGGCCTTCTCGCGTGCTTCCTGACGGCTCTTCGGGCTGACGGCTGACATCTGAAAGCCCTCGGCCTGTTTTGGATCCGAGAAGGTCTTTACGTTCGACATGTCGATCGTTCCGATCTCTTCGCGATTGGCCTTCTTGATTGAATCCACCTTCGCGCGCGAAAGGCGATCGGAGCCAAGGTACACCATCTTGTGCTGGTGATTGTCCGGGATCACGTCCGGCTCTCCATCGACGGCATCGTAGTTGGTCACGCGGATCGGCTCGTAAGACGAGCGCGGAATCCCGTTCTTGCCGGGACGCACGACTTTCTTCACCGGGGGACCGCACTTCGCGACCAGGTTCCCCTCGTTATCAACACCCCATTCGATCTCGTGAACATGCCCCGCGACCGGCGAGGTGTATTTTTGAGGCTGTCCGTTCGAGTTGACTGTGTGGAAGAAATGAACGTGCTCGATCGACTTCACCTTAACCGGGCCGAACTTATCGCCCTTTAGGCAGTTCGCAAGGGTGCTTTTAAATAGGTGATGGTCAACTTCCAGGGCCTCTCTGTATGAGACCTTCGGCGTAACCTGAGTGATTTTAGGATGAATCGCACGCTTCGGTGCTGGCTTCGTCTTATCCATTTCGCGCTCCTTCTGTCTGGGCGTTTGAGTTTCGGTCAATTCAGATCATAGAAGGCGATGGGAGAGGGATGTCAACCCGTTTCAAATTCGTCTTTAATTGTTCTACGTAGAACCTATCGGCAAGACGCGTCGGCGTGGCCTGGTCGTTTTTGTCAATACATCGCGAGCTTTTCGAGGTCGAGCTTGTGTGTATCAAGCTGAGAACGACAGCCGTCGGTTTGAGGGTTGATTGAAACGAGGTTTTTTCTAGCGACGACTGCAATAGGGGCCCAGGTGATAAGGCGGAGGTCGTAGAACCATATCAGGTACCCGGCAATAGCTCCGGCCCTGTACGCCGCCGTCAGTTCATTGAACTGATGAACCTTCTTCGTTCTCATCACCATCGAACCTATATTAAACGTCGACTCGCCCGTCGACTTAGCGTCGAAGAAAACCGCGCGCCCGTTGATCGACGCCGCAAAGTCAAAAGGCGTCTTCTGCATCCTGACCTGTCCCTTGCCTACGATTTTAGCACCGGTCGGGATACGGGCGCAGTAGTTCCCCTGCGCCCAGATCTCTCGCTCTATTCGGTTCTCGAACTGAGTCGATAGTCTCATACGACGTCCGTAAACCAGGCGTCCTCTCGCCAGCATTGAAAGGCCAGATAAAACGGTCCGAAAATGATCATAAGGATTCCCATCATAAAGCCGACGATAAACCCGGTAACAGCGCGAGCCGCAAGACCGAGCGGACCGGAACGCGTCAATGGCTTAAGCGCAAGCCGACTCTGCTCCGCCTCCGTGATCATACGATCACGCGCTAAATCCATTCCAAACTGTTCGTGATTGTCCATTCGTACTCCTTCCGGCTCCGTTATTGAAGCCATGGCATTTCGTTTTCAACTATCTGCGGGAACCCCTTATCGCGCCTCATACGTCGCGCCTTATCCTCAAGGCCCCATATCAACGAACTCGAGATCTCGATTAGGCGAGAGGCGCGAACGCCGTGCCCATCTCGCTCAAGTTCGGCGGCAAAGAGATCGAATGACTCCATCGTATTCGTAACCGCTCCGCACATCACTTTGATCTGTTCCTCATAGGCGCGATGGCAATTCTGATGGCTCTGAATAAGGCCCTCGGCATAGGTCTTCCATTCCTCATGCCGTTTCATTGTGTCCTGATTCCATGCGCGCTCAAGGTTCAGGTAAAGCATATGTATGGCGTACTTAAAATCAACCTCCGCAATTCTTGGGGGAGCGTCCCAGCCGAATTCAATCGAGAGCGGGCCGGCGACTATGGCGCTCGCCATGTAACGCTCTGGCCCGATAGCGATCATCAACTTCTTCCTCGTGCCGATGCCCCAAGAAGAAATATCCCAATTAATTCGAACGCGGATCGGCCAACGGATAAAGATCTCCCGCCCTGGCTGAGCCCCTTGAAGATCAAGCGGACAATCGCTGTGATCATGGCCTTCGGCGAACGTGTTAAAACAACGCGTGCAAATCTTAATCACTTTGACGTGTCTCCTTTCTTCTTTCAGAACGATTCAGCCGCTTGAACTTCGGCCGAAACGTACCGACTATCGAATCATATTTAGCCTCTCCACGTCGAACCTTATCCGACGCGATCTTAAAGAACGGGTGCGCCTTATCGTTGAATTCGATCGGGAAGCGAAGAAGCCCGATCTTCGAATCTCGATAAGCCTCCACGAGCTCCTGCGCACGCTTTGCGTTCATTCTGTCCGGACGATGTTCCTCGCAGAACCAGCCCATGAAATGACCGTTATACCGCACCATTGCCGGCTCGGTCTTGTCGCACCTGCGGCACTTGATATTTTTGACCATAGTTTGAAGTTCTTCTTTATTCACTTCTCCATCTCCATTAACGCCTCATCGAGCTTGGCGAGGACTAGTTGAGCTGCTTTTGTCTGCTCAATTTCAAGTTCACTGGTATGAATTGATTCCGGTATGGGCATAGCAATTATTTCCATCGCCTCCACCACATCAGCCAGGGCGAGGTCGATTGGCCTGCGCTTATTTTGAAGGCCGAGCAAAGCAATGCACAATTCGTTAGGCGTAGGATCTCCAGTTATCTCGACACTCAAGGCCTTGAGCAGGCGGGTGCGGAGGGATGTCATTTCGGAAACTCCTTTCGGTATTCGGCTATACTCGTTCTAGCTAAACGGCAGATACTTTCAAGCATTACGATAAATGCGACCTTGTCAGATGCGCTTGGCATATCCACCGCGCCTATGTGAGAAAGCGTCTCCGCCAACTTCTCAGCGTGGGTTTTGAGTTTTACCGTAATTTCGCTCTCTCGTTTCCAAAGATCATGCGCCCAAGATCTTACTTGAACTGAGTTAGGACAGCCAGTCTGAGAGCTGTACCACTCAGCATAAGCGCACTCGAACTCATCGCCTTCGCTAGGTTTCCAATTAGGGTCCATAAGGTCGTTATTTGACCACATCACGCACCTCCTTCTCGCGGGCGAGAGCTTCATGCGCCTTATTTGTGCGGAAATCGTTAAACTGGTCCGCCACTCTGTAGTACTCCAGCGCCTCCCTAAGCATGGCCGCGATCTTGCGCTCGAGGGTGAGTTGATTTTCGGCCCTCTGCCACCCACGAGCGAATCCCATTCTAAAAATTTGCTTTGGCGTGCCCATTGGTTGAGGTTCAATGTGATTGAAATACTGTTCAAATAGCTCAGCCTCTTCAATGGCCTCAGTGGCGCACAACTTATCATCCGACTCTCTGAATCTACGAAGCCGCTCCACCTCGGCCTTGAGCGCGGCGTTTTCTTCTACTAATTTACTACTAAGCTCTTTAGTATTTAGTAGTTCGGCCTCAGCCTCTTTGAGCTTTTGGGCGAGGGAATCAAAGGCGCTCAGCATCTCAATACAATCCTCAAAGCAAACAAAAAATGTGTCGCTATTGGCTTGCTGCTCAACGATTTCTCGCCATTCTTGAACCGTCCACTCCCTCGGGCGCTTGTCGTCACTCATTTCCCACCGCCGAAATCAAAGTTATTCATATCCGTTCCATCTTTTACTCATGCCCTCGGTCCCCTGGTTTTCTTCTTTACCCGGACATACCGCATGATGCGAAACTCGACCGCGAGACCTCCTCCATCCCGCAGTCGAAGCGTCGCCTGTATCGTTGAACTCATACGAAGGTTGTCGAGTATCGAGGGGAATCTTCTTCCCATCGAACTCGATCCATTCAATAACAGCTCTACAGTACCGACAACGCGCCATCATTATTGCACCGACATCAGCGCGTCGATCCGCCCGCGCCCCATAAAATACGGGTTCTGATTTGTATTCACACCCTTCGCGTCGGTCTTCCCCGCCGTAACAGCAAGGAGGTAAACCCCGGCCACCGCGGGCGAAGCCATCGAAGTCCCACTCATTTTAGTGGTATCTCCTCCAAGCTTTAACGAAAGGATATCTCCACCCGGCGCCTGCCAATCGACCTCCGGCCCGCGGCTCGTAAAGTTCGACGGCTGACCGTTCTGATCAATCGACGACACCGTCACGACGCCCGGGTCAGCACCCGGATAACCGACCTTCCCCGAATTGTTCCCTGCGGCTGCAACGAAGATCACGCCGGCGGAGATTGCGTTCGCGACGGCTTGAGAGATCACGGCGGAACGAGAGTCAGCACCGAGAGATGAATTGATCACCTTCGCGCCGACTTGAACGCAATACGCAATCCCGTTCGCAATCCATGATTCCATTCCCGAACCGCTGCGATCGAGCACCTGGGCCATGTAGAACGGGGATTGCGAAACCCCACATACGCCTTCGCCGTTACCGCAGATCGCGCTCATGATCCCCGCGACGTGCGTCCCGTGCCCCTGTTGATCTTGGAAGTCGGTACCCATGGTCGTGAACCCGCGGCCGCCAAGGATGCGACCTTTTAGATCGGGGTGATTCTTATCGACGCCCGTATCGATAATGCAACCGACGGCTGGCTGACGGCCAGCGAGTGCAGCTTGAGCTTCGCGCGCGTGAATCATTTGATTGCCCCAGTCCACTCGCTCGTTACCAGGATTTGGTGTCGGCCCTGGCGTCGGCGCAGGGCTCGGAACTGGCGCTGGTGTTGGCGTTGGATACGGATATGGATCAGGATTTGGCTGGTTACAGCTCGCAGGAACGATTCGGTAGAGGGTTTCGTACATATGTACGACCTGATCCTCCTGAACCGTCCAACCGCTCGGAAGGTCAACCTCGTTTAGATCGTCGGCCTCTACGACGAAAGCGTTCAGGTTTTCGGGCTGTTCCACAACGCGACCACCGATCGCCTTCGCAATCTTCACCTTCTCCACGACGTTCATCGCCGAGAGCTCACCAGGACGCTTAAATAGCCCTTCGCCCTTCTTGTAAACCACCACGCGCTTCTTCCCTTCGGCTTTACGCGCCTCTATCTTTGCGACCTCAAACCCTTGAGGCGCGAACCAATCACGAACGTTGAGCAACGTAAACGCCGCAACGGCAATCAGGACGATCAATGCGCCCTGAATCGTGTAGACCAATCTCATAAAGTTCCCCCTTTGTTGGTGCAAAGCTCGATCACGCGCTCGCACTGTTCGTTGTTAAACTTCCCAATGTGACACTCGGACGATGTGAGCCCCATCTGTTCCGCGAGCCATGCGTAGGCCTTGGCGCGAGTCATTCGGTTCTCGGTCCAGAGCGGATCAAAAGCGACGTGAGCCCTTCTTCTAAGCTGGCGGAGCTCACGGTTTGCGAGCTCTCCCATCGTTTTAAATTTGCCGTTCGGCGTGTGGTGGCAACCGACGTAAGCGTCGCACGGCTTGCAGAGAAAGAACTTCCTCCGCCACAACGACTTGCGATAGGGATAGATCACGTTCCCCATAACTTTCTTCGCTTTGTTCCCGCAGTATTGACACTTCACGGAACTATCATAGACGCGGGTCGGGGTGCCATTGCAAGCCTTGAGGCTATCGATCACGCTTGAACCCTTTAACTTCACGCACCGTTACGATCACTAGCAGTGCGCAGAACCAGAACAGAATGAAGGCGAGAGCGATCAATATTGAACCCATGCCAATCTCAATTAAATCCATCTTCCCTCCCCGTAAGACCAAGTCGACGAGCCCGGTCGTGAAAGGTGCTTTTCGACATGCCGAGCGACATGGCTGCGCGACGCTGATTCCCGCCGTGCTTGCGGAGGGCTTCGGCGATCATAATGTTCCCAGCGTTTTCGACTTTATTTTCGACCGGCGCGATTCCGATTGAATTCGCAAGCTCGTGCTCCTTGATCAGCTCGTAAAGAATCGTGGACATCGGAATCCCGAGGCGGGCCGATTCGTCTTGTAGAATTTCGACGAGTCGTACTTTGAACGTTCTTTCGTCAATAGCCATTAACCCTCCTTAAAAAAACCCCGCACGCAAGTCTCTCTCTGACCTTGCGCACGAGGACGAACTTAGGCGACACGGAATCGCTTAGGCTCGATTCTTACCCTTTAAATACTTCTTCACACTTGAGCGATTCCTGACCTCCTTACGGAGCATCACGAGGGGCGATGGACGCCCTTCGAGAGTCGCGAGTTCGTCGACGAGAAGAAGGTTCTTAACGAACTTTCGCGTCTGAGCGATCGTCGCCTCCTTCTTGTTGACCGTGAGTCGCGTAACCAGATCGACGAGCGCCGATCGGTTCGAAACGATTGGTTTGCCTCTCATATCTCCCCCTTAAGGTGATAGTTGCATCGCGGTTTGCGATGACTTTGATTTTAACTGTTGCTCACGGCCCTGCATCTCAGCAAGTCGAACCACGAAGTCGGCAAGAGTCGCAGCCTCCAGGGCCTGCTTCAATAACTCGTACTCACTGCGCGACAACTTCAACGACGTCTCTTTGCCGAACGTCTCCATGATCACCTCTCGCATTTGGCTGTGCTTTATACCTAACGCCTCAGCGCGCTGCTGGAGGTGTTTAACGTGTCCGGCATTGATCGTGTCGCTTGCGACTTCTCCCGAAACCTGTGGAGCGTGATTGATCGGCGGCTGACGCCCGACCGATTGGCTCTGCCCCATGTTTCGAACCGCATTTGAAACTTGTCGCGATGGCCCCGTCGGCGGCTTTTGTTCCTCCGTCCATTCACGTAAAAACTTATCCCGAACTTCTTGCGTCGACGAACCTTCACCACCACCCATCCACGTCTTAATCGCCGTACCAATCGCGGGCGTGATCTTCGTGATCACTCCGTCAAACAGGTCCGTGCGATCCTTCGATGCGATGAATTGGTGATCCATGCCGATGTCGAGCACGCAGGTGAATTCGTACTCCATCCCCTCTCTTTGCACGGGCGCAAGTCCGACCTTCTTCGGCGCTGACTTCCCCCGCTCATTCTGCTCAATGATGTACTCCTGCTTTGATCGCATAGTGACTATGATGTTCACGGGAGCATTGAGGATGAGAGATTTAAAGTGTTCGTGAATCTTTGTGATTGAACCCCAGTTGGTGTAGGAGTTGCCGCCGCGAGAATCAAGAGCTTCTTTTTGTTGCAACAATCCACCTTCGCCGGCCCATAAGTGCGTGGCCGAATCGATGATGAGGTTGTCATAGCCAGCGCGAATGGCGTCGGCCATAAGATCAAAATACTTCTTCGCCGTATACGGTGGTTGAATTGTTGCCACATCGTACTCCCACCCCGGCCACTTATCGGCGTACAACGATGCCGACGAGTTCTCCGTGTCGATCACCGCCGTACGGCCGCCAAGTCCTTGGGCGATCAAGAGGGCCGAATACGTCTTTCCCGAACCACTTGGTCCGGTCAATGCGATCTTCGCCGACGTCTGACCCTTTATTGCTTTTGTAAAACTCATTGCAAATCCTCCTTCGTCGCGCCCTTCTTCCGCGTCGACGGCTTCTTGGCCGCCGAAACTCGTTCGGGGGCGTTCGCGAAAACGCGAACATAATCCGACTCAACGAACCGCGCGCCTGGAACTGCGACGCCGGCCTCGAGAGCCTCCTTCACCTTCTCCTTGTCCACCACGAACCGAACATCCTCCTTCATGAAATCGCCGGGGATATGATCGTTGAGGATCTCAAGTTTCGGCTGGGCGTTCATGAGGCGGAACTTCTTATCGATCCCGCATAACTCCACGCGATCGAGGCTCTTCATCGCCGCCTTCATGTTCTCCTTCATCCATTCGCGGGCCTTGGTGAGTTGTTGCATCATGCGTTCGTAGTCGTCGATGATCACCCCAATGCGACCCGCCTCGATGGCCAGGCGTTCGATCATATGGGCGTACGCATCGACCTTCTCCGGCAACGTCTTTTCGGAGATCGCGAGCATGTCTTGAATCTCCTCTGTGACTTCGCCGTTGGCATCGTAGAGCTTCGCCATAAGCTCCTGCTCGTATTGCACGAGCTGCGCAAGTGTTAGGCCGCGAATCGCGGGCACACTCGCCGTTTGTTCTTCGTTCGTTTCGTTCATAGAAACCCTCCTTTGGGGTTTTGACCTCGCGGTCGGTTTGTTATTCGTACTTTGGGCGCTTTCGCCAAAACAGAGCCGCACCGCACTCAACGCAAAACGATCGTTGTCGCGGCACAAATTTTCGAACGCCAAGAGATCGCGAATGTCGATCGCTCCCGGCGCACGAAAGAGAGTTGCAATAGGCCTCAACAGCCGCGGGTTCATGAGTCATGAGCTCCGAGATGTCGGGCGTCTCCACGTTCAAAATTCCAAGTGATCTCATTGCAGAAAACATTCTATCCCCCCTTTGCTTGCAATTCGCCACTGAGCCTCTGAATGAGGCGCTTAACCGTGAACTCGTTTCTTGGTTCTAGTCTCAGGTTCGAGACATTGATCTTCTTCTCTCGAAGGCGATCGAAGAGGTCTTGACCGAGCATGATGGGCGCGTCGCGCAGCCAGTGATCTGGCGCAATGCGGTCAATCGCCTCCAACACTCGAACCGCGTCAGCCGCAAGGTCACCCTCACCTTTCGGCTTCCAATCGTCGTACTGACCTTCGAGGGTCAAGATGCGTTTGTGCTCGTTGAGTAGCACGTCGAGGCCGGGGCGCCATTTTGTCTTCAGCCACTGGAGCGACGCCCATTTGCTCATCACCTCAACCCAGTGCTCGCGATCCGGGTAACTGCGCAGTTGAGCCGCGATCATGCGCTGACGCTTCTCACTCACGCGCTTGATCTGCGGAAGGTCCTTGCAGATCGACGCCCAATCCTCGAGCAGCTGATCCGTCGAGTAGCCAGAAGAAGGGGGAGGGGCCAAGTCGGGGAAGGCGAGAGCCTTATCCGACGTCCTGTCCTCTCCTGTGTTCTTCGTCCTCTTCGTCCTCTTCGTAACGTAACGTGGACGAGACGTGCACGTTACGTCCACGTTACGTGCACGTAACGTGTCCGGTACGTCGACGGGAAGTATGTGTTTTCGTTCAAGTTTTAAGATCGCTGAGAGAATGGTCGATTTCTCGAGTTTAGCAAACCGCTCCGCTCTCTCGAAATTTATGAACGGTTCGATCGTTCCCTCTGACGAGGCGCGACACTGGATGTAAATCCACACCAAAATTTCCTCATGGGTGAAATCAAAAAAAGCCTCCTGTTCGAGTATGTCGTTGTCGCATCTGAACCACGTCGCGTGCTTCACATCTTTACGGATCTTGAGCGCACTGATGGCGCGCTCATCGACGATCTTCACTCTGATGCCATCAAGCTGCATATGCACCCCCACCGCGACCTCTACCCGTTCGCTTCCGCCGTCTCGATCGGTATGATCGTGGTCTCCTCCGCATCACGTTGTTCCCTCATTCGACGAAGGAACCTCTGGGATCCGCTCTCATCCTCCGCAACCTCTTCCTCCTTCGCCCGTATACGCCTCACCTTGACCTGTGCCGGTTTTTTAGGCGTCGACTTACCCTTGATCGGCTTTCTGGACGATTCGTCTTTATTCGCGCGTTTCGCCCAGAGTCGGGCGAGGGTGAGAGTTTTGGCTGAATATAGGACCTTATCGGTGGATTTGGGGTCCGCGAAAACCTCCCACCGTTCTGCGCGCCCATACCCGTCCTCATCAACATTCACCACCACCACCTTAATGATGAACCCCGCGAACCGCTCCTCGTGCGCCTTGAACGCTTTCGACATTAGCTTGCCTGCCATATAGCCTCCCATGTGCTAACGGTTAGTTGTTTGCTTTTGATATGTTTTCGATTTCAAGATCGCGCGATTGAAGAATCAACCTTTTTAGATCATTGACACATTATGCGCTTAATCTCTACGCAGTTGACGCATGGGCATGTGGATAACTCTGTGGAGTTCAAATAGCAATTATACATCGCGTAAGGGTATTTTTGACGGGTTATGTCAATGATGCGTCGTTTCGATTGACCTACGACTGGCATTTCGATCGAGACCCCGAAGAGGAGGCCGAGGAGTTTTAGGGAGATGAAGTTCGAGTCGCGATAGCGATCGAAGGGTGGGGCGAGGTTTCGGGAGCCGGAGACGATGCGGCGGTAGCCGCGGCGGTGGAGTTCGGCGATGAAGTGAAAGTTGCGACGAGGCTGATCGTGGACGAGATCGAGTTTTATGATGCGGAGGTTGAGATCGAAATAGTTCGCGAACTTGATCGCGGCCTTCAACTCGTTATCCAAATAGGTCTGATTGTAGGCGAAAAAGATTAGATCGAAGTCGATCGTTTTGTTCATGGTATTGATTGCCGCGGCTGCCGAATCCCAACCTCCGGAGAACATGATAGCAGTCCTCATTTGAATATCTCCCACCCTTCCACCTTCATCTTCGACAGAGGGTAGAGGGGTCGGGCTGCAAAGATTCCGGTGTGCGTGAATAAGTCCGGCAAGATGTGCGAGAGGTGAGAACAAGCAAACCTCCAATCGAAGATCAGAAGAAGAACTAGGGTGATAAGGAACGAATGGGCTAAACGATAAGCGAACAGCGTATATCGATCGACTTCAGTCGGGTCGAACGGGCGCCCGGTTTTGATGAGGCGATATTCGTTGAAGGCGAGCGTAAGATCAGGGGCCAAGCTCACGGCCGCGAAAAGCCCGTGACCGGATAGGGCGACGTCGACAATCACAGCCACGGCGGCGTGGTAGCGGATATTCAAAGAACGCCCCGATCGATCATGAATTTATAAGCCTGATTGAACATCTGAAGGTGAATCGCGGAGCCGATGGCGCAATAGATCTTAGTGCCGATCTCATTCTGCGCCTCAATCGAATATTTCAAATAACTCACAATCGAAACGAACATATGAAGCCCGGTCGAGTCGGGGTCGTCAGGTGTGGTGAAGCCGCGCGACACCCACGTCTTATCCTGAGAAAACCGATTGACGAACGTGCGATCAAATCCAAGCCGCTCGAACCATTCAAAGATCTCAGGCGAGGGCTTCTTCACAAAATCGAGTTTGTTCAATGAGCGAATTCGACCGCCGCCACGATACAAATTGCAGACGCCGTACTGAGAGCTATTCGACCAGGTTGAGGAGTCGGTCGAGTATGGGTGATAATGGTTCAAGAAATCGGGTTTTACGAAGGCAAGGTAGTGCACCTTTTTGCCGCGCGATCGTTCCAGGCATTTCTTTGCAAAAGGTTTTGCCATTGCCCCCTTCTGCACCCCTCCCACGAATACATACTCATCCCGTGCTACGAGCTGATCGAAATAGGCAAAGTCGTCACCGCGAGTGAAGACTGGGCAGACGTTAAATCCGCGCGATCTCATGATCTCGAAATTCTTCTTCGTCGCCTCGCCGTTGAAAACTACGTCGAGCTGCACGGTCGCTTCAAATCGTTGGTAATTGATTTGGTCTAAGAACCGACAGTAATCGTCGAGCGAGATCACCACGCCGGAGTTGAAAGCGGAAAAGGCGCCTGAATCAATGATGAGCCTAAATTGAGTTGGGTCCATTTGATCAATGATCGATGCGATCTGCTTCGAATAGTACGGGTACGCAACAAGGACATTCATCCTCTTATCGTACATTCACACCCTCAAACCCTGACTCATCGATTTGGGCGCGTAAAAACTCACGAACCTCATCTTTCATTCTGACGGGTACCTCGATCGTGATCTTATCCATGATCGTGTCGTCGTCGAACGATTTCACTTTATCGATCGAATTGATGTTCGATCGCCATTCAGATAGATCGATTTGTAAACGATCGACTCTCAAATTTTTTAGATAAGAGTCACCAAGATTGACGCGTAGTTCACTGATCAGGTCGTTGACGGAAGTCGTGAACTTACCGCTGATCTCCTTCGAGTTCAGGGCAAGATTCAAAGCCTTCTCCTCCCATTCGCTCAACTCGACTTCGAGCACATCGACGACCTTGAACCGCCGACCCTTATCTTTATCGCCGCCGCGATAGAGAGTGTCGAGGTGGATGACTGCACGCAGTCTCTGATGCCCACCCACTAGATTGCCCGTTGTACGATTGACGATGAAGGGTTGCACGATGCCAAACGTTCGAACGCTTTCGCAAAGGCCCTCGAAGTTTTCTTTGTCGATGACTCTCGGGTTGTACTCCGCGCACTTGATCTTTTCCGGTTGCGTCTTCGTATACCCAACGATCATTTGATTAACCCCATAAATTCAGCACGCGCCTTTGCGTCTTCGAATACGTTGTTGAATGCGCTCGTGACCATAAGGCTATTCTGTTTTGCAACCCCACGGGCGCACATACAGAGATGCTTTGACTCGATCACCACCATGGCCCCACGGGGCCTCAATGCGGTCACTAAACTTTCGTGAATCTGTTTCGTCAATCGTTCCTGAATCTGTAGGCGACGGGAGAAGACTTCGACGAGTCGCGCGAGCTTCGATAATCCAACGACGCGATCGCCGGGGACGTAGCCAATATGCACGACGCCGAAGAAAGGGATCATATGATGCTCGCATGTCGAAAACATCTCGATGTTTTTGCAGATGATCATTTGATTGTACCCTTCGGCATCGAAGGTAGTTTTCAAAACCTCGGACGGGTCCATCTTGTACCCACCAAAGATTTCGCTCCACGACCGAACGACGCGATCGGGCGTGTCGACGACACCTTCTCGATCCGGGTCGTCGCCGATCATTTTGATTAAAGAGCGAACGATCTTTAAGGGATCTTCATCCATTTGTGCGTCTGCAAGCTTATCTTCCATTCTGGATTCTCCTTAACGAAGGCGACTATCTCAGCCACCGATTGATCGAATCTTGAAAACTCTGGGCTCAAACTATAAATGCGTCCGTCTTTGGTATTGTGGCGAGTCAGAACGGACCAATCAAAACCTTCATCAATCACGTACTTGAATTCGTCGGCTTTCGCCATTGCATCCGAATGCACCTTATAGGCATCGTCGCGCTTTGGCGACACAGTCACAAAATCGAGCCCATCGGCAATCGGCCAACGGCCGTTAGATTCACACGCGATCTCAAAGCCGAATGAATTTAAAAAACTCACGACCGCACCGATCTGCTTATTCATCATCGGTTCCCCGCCCGTGATCACAGCAAATCGCGCGGACTCCGATTCTATAACGCGACTGAATTCCTCTTCCGTGACTTCACGATAAGAGTTGAATTGAGTGTCGCACCAAGAGCATTTCAGATCGCAGAAGGGGAGGCGAACGAAGAGGGCTCTTCGACCTGAATTGAGGCCTTCGCCTTGGATCGTCCAAAAGAGGTCGTTAAGGCGGAAGGTTTTCAAAGGACCGCCTCCGCATAACAGTTCTGGGTCTCCCAGACTCTCACGCGCGTTACCTCTACGCCCGTGCCTTTTAAAACTTTTGGGCAAACTTCGCGCAAGAGATAGTCCGCCAAATTCTCAGCCGTTGGGTTGACCGGCAAAACGAAGGGCGCCTTCCCGGTATTCATGGCCGCCAATCCCGCCCGAACCGCAAGATCATTCTCAAAGACTATGAAATTGTGATCCCAATTCTCGTCTATCCACCCTCCGATCAAGTGCTTTAGAACCGAGAAATCGATCACGCGACCGAGGGGATCGAGGGCGTCAGCGCAAGCCTCAATCTCGAATCTATATTCGTGGCCGTGAGCGTGAGCACACTTGCCCTCGTGACCTAAGACTCTGTGGCCGGCGTCGCATTTCAATAATCGAACGCATGTTTTTTTCTTCATAGGTCGACGGTATGGATTGACTGAAAGTGAGTCAAGCGTAAAGACGGGGGCCATTCGTGTCGTGGCACCTCCGGAGGACTAGGGCACTGGAGCCGGTTAAGGCTCCGGGAATTTTAGGTCCCAGGATTCTCCGTGCACATAACCTCGGCCAAGCGCGATCGTGCCCTTGCGCGCGAATACATCCTGGAAGTAGGCGGGACGACTCAGAGAAGCTCGAAGATAGGCCGCATGGAAGAGTGTCAACTGTTCCTCGGTGGCCGTCTCGATGAGAGGCTTCCAAATATTTTTATTCAAACTCGAGGCCTTCTCGACGAGCTTTAGGCAGGTCGCGCGGTTCGGTGAGGTCTTAACTACACTGCTCATCGATCCGTTCTGGGTAACAATATCGAAGAAGAAACAAAAGGCACGGGCGGAGCTCAGCTGCCAATCAATCATGACTTTATGGGCCTGCTCCGCCACGTCGTGAGCCGCCTCGATCTGAAGCTCTATGCACGCGTCCGTTAACATAAACCGCTTCCAAGCCGAGAGCCAATCGGGTTTTACCTTGGTCCCCTTAAGCATATAACGGCGAACGTAGGCGAGCGCCTGCTTCGGATCCATATTCGCGGTCGAATTGACGGTCGAGAGAGGGAACTCGACATAATTATCGATCGGGCCGAAGCGGTCGATCCACGGACGTAAGATCTTCTTCTGAAGGCTCCCCTGTCCGTAGTTCCACTGAAGGATGCCGGCGGAGATTCCCTGCCCGTCGAAATCTCCGGTGACTTGATCAAACCCGGAACCTTCAAAGTTCCCGGTGATGCGAAGCGCGAGCTCGAGATGTTCGTACGGATTCTCTGGATCGACTGGATAGGCCACGACGGGCTTATCTGGATCTGGAGTCGGACCTGGTAGCGGAGTCGGTTGTGGTGACGGAGCCGGATCGGTCGGCGCCTTCGCTGGAGGCTGATCTCCGAACCACATTTTTAGGAGGCTCGTTATCCACTCGACGATCATATCGAGATAGCCCTTCTTCTCCATTAATCCTTCCTCTCCATCAGGATCACCGGCACGATCTTCTGTTTACCATCTTTTAAAATACGCTTTACGTTTTCAATAAAGCTGAACCACTGAGAAGGAGGGATCGTTTGACATCCGAGGGAACTTGTCGATCCATCCCGGCCCCTATGAATATTTATGCCGAAGAATCCGGTCTCCTCATAGTCCGGATCTCCATCGCGGATCACCGTCACCGGACCAGCTCTTTGAACCAATGCCGTGTATTCGCCCTTGTGAAGGCCTAGCTGATGAGCGTAGTAGACGCCGGGCTTTAGTCGCGCGACTCCCTTGCTCGCTCCGGTCCCGTGCCCCTTTCGGTATCCTGATGGATCTGAGTTCCCATTGTACGAGGAGAAGTGAGACGGCCCGACCAAGAATATGGCATCATCGTAGATGCCACGGTCATTGACTCCGGCCTTACCCATTGAATCACGGTAGTATCCGCGGACGATGTAGACCATGAGCTCGCTCTCGGGATCAAGTCCAAGCTCTCGCAATCTTCCTCGGATATCTTCATTCGTAGCCCTTGGTCGGGACTTCGGGATATTCCCCATTTGTACCTCCATCAGTAGATGGAGCATCAATCGCGGAAGGGGCGACAGTCAACCCGAGAACATATTGACGAACGCCGACCAGCATCAACCGACTGCGCGGACCTTTAAGTCCGAAGATCGCATAGGCCTTTCTCAGGTACTCTTTGGCCGCACCCTCATCGACCTCAAGCATGACCGCGACCTCCTTGTTCGAGGCACCGATCGAAACCCAATCGGTAGCGCAAGCCTCCCACCATTTAAGTCCGTATTTCTTTACGAGGGCTTTCTGGAAGTCGGTATTGTACTCTAGGTTTTTCATGGCGACTTGGTAAGGTCGATGATCGAATCGAGCGAATCCCACTTCACGCGCCATTTATTCACCTGCTGATCGCACCCGGATTCCTTACACGCCTTGATCATGTGAGCGTTTAAGCGGGCCATAAACTCAGACGGAACGACGGTGGCTTCCTGTTGAATCTGGGACCACGGCTTACCGTAGAGCCAGAACTTCTTATCCTCACCGACGTACTGAGTTCGATCGCTCATCATCCAAACGCAGTACCCGCAGCGGGCTTCCCCGCAGGATTTCATACATTTCGGATTCGGACGAACGATCTTGGTCACAACCCCGAAGGCGTCTTTCTGCTCGATCACACGCTCGACGAGCGGTCGACAGACAGGGCCGTCGGGCGGGACGGATACGCAGGAGCTAAGCAATAAGGCGGTTAGCGCGAAGAAAACTTTCATTTGCCGCATCTTCCAGTTTCTCCCATTCATCGTCGGGTATGGTTTCGACAGCGCCGTAAAGCGCAGCCACATACCTACGATAGTCCTTAAACTGGTCGGCCTTCAATAGGTCCATGTTGAATTTGAAGATGGTCGTGTCAATCGATGCGATCACGCGCTTGACGATCCATTCGATAATGGCTCGGGTGATCGGATTGTTAAGCGCCCACCCCACATACGGGATCTGAACGATCTGGGCCATAACGAACTTGAGGGCCTGCTTCAACAGCAAGCCCTCGGTGTAGTCGACCAGCCATTGCCAATCGAGTACGGGGTTCATTTTAGTCTACGACTTCGGAGACCGCGCGCTCCCACGCCTCATCGATAAGAACATCGTCCCAGTTTCCCGGGATAATCTTCTTCAATTTATCGACGAAGTTCGTCTTAATGAGCACGAGCAGCGGATCAATCGGATGACTGACCTCGACCTTAAGCTTGCGCTCTTCGGACTTCACGACGAGTTCGCCACCTGTATTCCCTAACGGGCCACGATAAAATTCTTTCACCTGAAACTCCTTTAGTTATTTGAGGTTTTCTTGTCCTTGCCGCTCGACTGGCTGAACCTATTCACAGCCTCGAGGGTTTCAATCCTACGCTCAACGCCATCGAACTGCTTTGTCAAGCGTTCCTCGGCTTGCTGAATCTGATCAACGATCTTGTCCGAACTTCTCTCCATCCGACGAGTAAGCTCCGCCTGATGTGATTCGAGACGAATCTGAAGTTCCTTGATTGCCGCCTGCTGGGCCTGGCCTTCTTCGCGAGTGTAAAAGAAGTCCTTAAGGGGCTGTATGAGTAAAATCGCCGCAACGACAGTGCCACCGGCGATCAACTTCCCTCGTGTTGTCTGGATACTTACTTCTTTATCCATGTCAGCCATAAATCGGGCGACGCCTTACGACGCCGCCCAACCTCGCTTAGGCTTCTTGGATCGCAGCGCTAGCTTCATCGGCAAGGAGATCATCCTTCGCCTTGAGCTGGGCAACCGCGTCGAGGGCTTTGGCTTTGATCGCTTCAGCGTGAGCCATCGCAGCGTCACGCTCGCCGACTGCGGCGTCGCGCTCAGCAACAGCGGCATCGATCTGCGGCTGAAGATCTTGGGCCGCTTCGAGCTTCGCGTTCGCGATCGCTTCGTCGAGCTGAGCTTGGGTGTACTTCGCCCCGGGATCATTCGGATCGG